TTTAGTTTAAATTTTGAAGAAGCAAAAGTGATAGGCGATAATTTCTTTGATTGAGGTGAAGAAAAATGGCTAACGTATATATTGGAGATTCTAAAGCATTAGTATTTCCTGTTATGTGTGATGGCTATTTAAAATTAGATGCCGATACAGTAGGCACAGCCGCTTCTAAAGGCAACTTTTGGAATCATACTGATAGTTTTACCATTGAAGCAATAATAACGCCATATGACGTTAATGGAAACGGGAGATTTCAAGAAGATGATATAAGTATTAGAGAAGATACAATAACTTCCACTAGAACTCCACCCACACCGACAGATAATTCGCCCTCCAATTTTAACTTATATCAAAGTTCTAGATACTTTGGAACAGGAGATTATACAAACCACGTTACTAATAGGCTATCTCATAAAATGATGCTGTTTTACAATAATAAGTTTAAGTTTTATTTGCAGAATACTACAACTACTAATTATAACCAACCTGCTGAATATAAATTATGTGTTGATTTTACAAACACTTCGGGTTTAACTACTACTATTTCTAGCGATAATCCTATTATTACTGCTGTTAATACTTTACACGGTTATTATGATTCTAATGGTTATTATGAAAAACATAACACTAGTTTAACTAAATTAACTTCTGTTGCTAGTATTACAGGAACACAACTTAGTTTTACTAGCGGTACATCTGCTGAAAAAACAGCAATAATGAGAAAATTAGGAACACATAGTAATGGTGGTAGTGAAATATTTAGTAGTGGTGGAGTTAGTTTAGGCAAAGTTATTAGTAAAAATGCTACTACTGCTACATTATCTCTATCTCAATCTTCCACAATTACAGGAGATGTGTATGTTTCACAACCTAGAGAAGCATTGTATTTAGAAGAAGTTTACAAGGTTTCTTGTTCGTATAGGAAAAACGGACAAATAGAATTGTATGTTAACAATCAATCTATTAAAACTCAAACTCTTTCAGTTCCTACTTTTGAGTTTGATTCAACTACTAATAATGGTGAATCTAGGATAGGTAAAGGGACTCTTACTAGTGAACAATTTATGGGAGAACTTTTTGAAATCTCAATGCACAAAGGAAAAGAACCAAGTTTGACAATCAATACTTTAACGCCTAGTTACAGTAACATTTTATTTTATTATACATTTGGTGAGTAAATGTCAGGTCGAATGTTATTTCCTTTGAATACGGGTGTAAGTGAATCTGATGTTACTGCTACTTATACTGATAGAAATGGAACTAATGCAAAGGCTAAAGCATTCAAAAATGTTTCAGTAAATCCTACATTATATACTGCCGGATTACAAGAAGAATCCGATTCCACGAATCCAGTTGCCTCAACTATATTTACTGAAATAAGAAAATCACCTAGAAAAGATGGAACAGTTCAAACAAAAATAGTTGGAACTACAAACAAAGAAACTACCCCTTCTTTCAAAGTGAAAATATATGATTCTAATTTTGATGATGAAACTGTTAGTAATGTTGCTACTAACCTTCGGGCAACTTATCATTCTAGTTTAAATTTCCCTCCTAATAGAGTAGGTTTTGATATAGAAGATTATGATTATTTTATAATTTTAAACCATGATATTGTAGATACTAAAAATGGAATGGGGGTTGATTCTGTTAACGCACATTTTGCTAAAATAACTAGAATAGTTTCCTTTGATGAGTTTGGTGATGGTGTAGAGTTCAGTCCTAAATATAATGGTGAAATACCGAAAGGAACTAAGTTTGAAATATACAAGGGTGCAGCAAAAACAGATACAGATTTAGTAGCAGTATCATACGGTCTTAGAGGAGATACTTCTGCTACAACAAATAAATATGATAAAATATGTAATGTAAATACTCCTACATTTTATTTTTATAATGATAGATTAGAAGAAAAAGACCAATTAGATTACAATGAAAAATACACTGTAACATCTAATAGAATTTGGGAAACTACTTTATCTACAATTTCTACTAGTGTAATTAATGAACATGATGTTTATGCAATTGGTGGAGGTGGGAGACAAATTCAATTTTCTACGGCTAAAAAAGCAAATTGGGATAAGTTGACAGAAGGAATGTCATTGTTTAATTCAAGCGGAACATATATTGGTAACATAGAATCTTTAGGAGATGACGGTGGAGCAATTGAAAGTAGGGTGTATAATGCTAGGTTAGACTTTGCTAGAATAGCAATATCGGCCTCAACAGATGCCGACTTAAAAATAGGACATACAATACAAAATGTAGTTTTCAAAACAGAAAAAAAATATGACAATACCATACAAAATAAGGGTCGAGGATTGATGGATGCCGTATTAGTTGATAATACATTAATAGATGATGAAGATGATAGTAGTTTCGACCCATTGTATTGGAATAAAGCGTTCCCTTTAATGAAAAGAAGTTCTACCGATGCACATTCTTTTTCGGGTAATGTTTGGACTGAAAGTGAAAATTTAAACGGTGCTATGAAATATATAACATTTGAAACTGCTTCCTTAAAGAATGATAAAATACCTACAACATTAGATACAATAGTAAATAATCCTAAAAATAAAATGAGTAAAATTGCTACTGTTACTACTTTAGATAATAGCGGTACTCAACATTTGAAAGTTACAGAAGATTCTAAAATGGTAGTTAGAAATGGTTTATTCTCGGATAGTATGAAACTTAAAAAAATTGAACACAAAGTAAGTTCTAGTTCTAATACTATTACTATAAATGGTTTAACCGGAGAATATGATTATTCTTCAATACTATCAGATAATACTATCTTAGAAATAGACGGTTATCATTATGTTGTAGAGTCGGTTGCTGCTAGAAATTATACATTAACAACTCAAACTTTTACAATAGATGCTAGAAAAACTGTAAACAGTAATGTTTTTGTTGGTGGTGCTACTGTTCATACTTTTACTAGTGCTGATTGTTACATAGTTCCTTATTCTAACAATAAACTAAATGTTGAGTTCGCAGCAGATACAACAGTAAGACACGACCAAAGCGATAGATTAACCCTAGAGGATAGAACAATAGAAGTGGAGAATACAAAACTATACAATTCTAGATTGTCAATAACTAATAGACGAGGACATGATTTAAGAGTGAATTATGGAGATAAGACACATAAATATTTGACAGTTTTAGAATCAACGAAACAGTATTATCAGAAGACACCCATTTCTAGAATGTATTATTACAATGGTAGTTTTACATTAAATGAAGAAATATTCAACGGTAATGTGGAAGATATAGAATCTAAAAATGAAAATGGGATGATGACTTATACAGTTTCGGGAAGGGATGATGTTGCTAAATTGTTGACTACTACTGTTAATAAAAATCTTAATTTTTCTTCAGATATTATCAAATCTTCATTAAATCCTAATTTAACATTAACTCAAGTTACCGGAACGATAGATGAAATTGCTACTAGTATTAATAGCAATACTACAAACACGACTGTTACCGTAAGCGGTGATAAGACTAGTTTATTTACAAAATATACTTTATTGTTTAACACAAACAAAGTTTTGATAGGAGAAGTTGATAATATAACCCATTCATCAGGAACTAGCACAATAACATTATTAGATAATTCATATATTTCTATAAGTAATGGAACAACATATTACTATTATAATCCATTTACAACAGGTAATTATTTATCTCTCAACAAAGCCATGTCATCTAATAAATTAATGTCATTGAGACCAACTACTTTAGAAGGGGCTTCTGAAAAAGGAATAGGAATAGAACAAGGATTTTCTTTTAATCAATCTTTAGAATTAGAAGACATTAGTAAGAATACTTTACTCCAAACAGAAGATAAAATGGGTTATGATTTACATAGTATCAATTCAATTAGTGAATTTGATTCTAAATTTTTATTTCAACTAGCAGAAGAAAATGAAATATATGTTAATAAAGCAATAAAAATGATTCAAAGTTCTAATTATATGTCTGTTGTAGATATAATTGAATCGGAAACAAATAAAACTAGTATAAACGTTAGTCCTATTTTTCCAGTTTCTTTAGGGTTAATAGATGAAAATTCTTCCGATACTAGAATTAATTCTAATCACACTAAATCTGCTAGTATATATTTATTAAATACTAATTTACCTAGAGGTGGCTATATACATAAACTAGATAATACGTTTAATAATTTTTACACATCAAATGATATTTTTAGATATATTGATTTACAATCCTTTAATTCTGGAACAATTAATTTTAATGATTCTGATAGTATATATTTGGATGGTAAAAAACCTAGTAAAATAAGTGGATATACTTTAGCACATAATATTACATTTGAAGGAATGGATAAGGACACATCAATTGTAACTAATAATAATTTGATTCAAAACTTTACAGAAACAGGCACAACCAACACAATAAGAACTTCAAATGTTATGGTTACAGACGGTCAATCTAATAGTGCAACTAGTAACTATTGGGAAATGAATGCTCTTTCAACAGATACAAGATTTAATGCTAGTGTATTGAATAATACTTTCGATGATAAAGTTGAGTTATTTGTTCAGAAAGATTACAGGACTAGAACGTATGAATTTTTTGTAGCGGGTGATTTATTTCCTGATTCGTATTTACGTTACAATCATATTTCATATAATGGAAAATCAAATCAAGTTGTTAATTATGGAATGTTGTGGGAAGGTATCGGAACTAATACAGACCAAATATCACATAGTAATTATCAAGGTAAAACTAGTTCAGTATCTATTCAAGACAAAGATTATGATACCTCTTCTATAACTGAATCAGCAATAACAAATACTAAAGATTTGAGAAGATGGGGTATTATTAGATTGGTTGAATCAACATTTGACTGGCATTTTAATCCAATAGATTCAGATTCGTTAAAAAATAGGGATGAAATATCTAAAGTTCCTATTACACAGTTAAGTAGGTTTTCAGATAAAGAAAGTGGGGTTATTTGGAACAATACAAATAGACCTCAATCGCCATTATTATTGTCTTCGGATGATTACTTGTATAGTGTTGGTGATGCTGCTACATACAGTAGTGAGGGTGTTAATTTTACTCTTGCATATTTTGCTTTACCTAATTTAGCATTAACACATAGAGGAGAACAGTATTTTGCTTACAATGCTCTAAAAAATGGTAGTAATTTTGGTTATGATGTTCATAATGTATTTTTACCAATTATATCTAAAACATTTACTAATGATGGTACTTCTAATACTAAGGCATTTGTTAAATCGGGAGTACATTACGGCATAATGGGTGCGCCTACTGGCTCGGTAGAGGGCGGTGCTAACGGAAGCCTGTATCATCGTTCAGCAGTTTTGTCGGGTTTATCCTCACCTTTATTGGGTAATAGTAATGGAATTGTAACTCCACATTATTATGCTGATTTTCCGTCTAAAACTATCTATGATAATTGTGTTGCTGTATTTAGAAATATTAAAAATATAACTAGTAAAGATGCAAGTAATTTATATGATTTTGATTCTAGTTCTTTACTTACCATAGATAATGATTATAATAACACAAATATTGATTTATCCACAAATTCTCAGAATCAACATTCTAAAAACCTTTTAGTCAGAAAAGGATATAATTTAGGTGGGCAAAGACATTTACCCGCCTCATTTATAGGAATGAAAACAGAAAACTACCCTTTAATTAATGCGAATAAATTTCTAAATATAAATAAAATAAGTGGAGATAATGATGCCGATACTATACATAATGAGGTTTCTAATGATGATGAGCATGGAAAAATATTTGCTGCTCAGATGTTAATTAAACCACGATTTAATATTGTGTCGGGTGATTATAGTAGTTCTCCTAATGTGATTACTAGAACTATGGATAGTAGTTCTACACATCATTGGTTACACTATATGGTAGATTTAACAGGACAATATATAGTTGGGCCAAATATAACTGCAAGAGGTACTCCATCATATATTGGTAAAATAATTAGCCATACGAAAAAAGTAGTTAGTAACAAATGGCAACATACAATTACTTTTGATAAAGATTTGAGTGTTGTGGGTACATATAGATTAATGAGAATATCAGAAACCACATTTGATGAAACACCTGATTTCTTTGAAATTAATGTAATGGATGACTCAGGCTTACAACATGATAAGGTATTTGCCGACTTTAAAACAGGAGGTACTGAGGGGACTAAATCTACTGATTCGGAAGGTGTGTATTCTATGCAAATGCTATTAGAAATAGATACGACTAATACATATTTAGAAAGAAGGCTATTTACTAACATGGGTATGTTTACCGATGGAGAAGAGATTGATTGTTTTATTAGTGATGGTATAAATGAACAAAAGAAATCTTTGTCTGTTACTAAAACTAACACTTCACTTAAATTTGAATACGATGGCACTATAACAGGAAATGGTTGTGTTTCTTTTGGTAAGATAAATACTATAACCGTTCCTAAAAAAATAAACATAAAACCTAAAAAATGTTTTATGGGTACAATAGTAAATATTAGTTCTAAAATAAATAATGCTATTGAAGAGATAGCAAAAGAATCCGGTTTAGATATGAATTATGAACAAAGTCTTAAAGAATATACGACTAATTTAGTAGATTCAGTTAATGGTAATGTAATAACTTGTGTAAATAAACCGATTGGAGTTGATGTAAATGATGTTATTTACACTCAAGAAGGTTATTTAGTAGGTAAGGTTACTGTCGTTAGCAATACTACTATAACATTTGATAATATTGTTTTTAGTCCTTCTTCGTATGACGAATTAATTAAACGTAATAATAAAATATTTATTTCAGATGCACAATTTGAAGACGTAGATTCATTCACTGCAATTAATCATTTGGCTAGTAAAAGAGGATTAGATTATAAAATATCTAATGGTGAAATAATAGCGAAGAACGTAGAAGATGTTCACAGTCTTAGGAGATTTTCTATTAGTTATAAATCGGGACATAATTTAATTTCAGTAGAAAGTAATAAATCTTTATTGGATAAAGCAAATAAAATAATTGTAGTTGGTGATGGTGTCAAAGCAGAATCAGAAATACCTACTACTAAAAGGACTAGAACTATTCGTCATGTAGATTCTTCAATTAAATCATTATCAGATGCGAAAATAAAAGCAACACAATTGTTAGAAATACACAATGCAGATATAAGAAAAATAAAATTAAAAATACAAAAAGAAGGATTAGAATTATTAGAGGCGGGAGATATTTTAACTTTAGATTTCCCGAATCACGACATACCAATTAATGATTATCAAGTCTTTGAAATTGAAAATATCTTGGATGGAGTATCAACTATTACCGTTGGAACTTTTAATAAAACAATTGCTGAAAGATTGGGAGAACTTTCCAGTAAACAAACAAGCAGTTCATTTACTTTATTCGGTAAAAACTCAGTACAAAGTGTTGTAGGAAAGAGTGTATTTGATTCGTTTACAATACAAAACGGCACAATAGAATATAAAATAACTAGGTCTAGTGCTAATTTAGGTTTTGATAGTGCATTAGGTTTCGATACGTTGTTAGGATTCGGGGCAGGGTCAACAACATTAAAAACCTACAAGAGTGAAAAGGATGTATAAGTATGATAGTGAATACAGGTAAAGAAGAAATAATGGCGAATTATATTATGTCTAAATATACGGTTATTAAGATAGGTGATGGTTCGGATAGCACTTCTCCATCACAACTTAATTTAGACCATGTTGTTTATACACACGCTACTAATGTAACTCCGACTAGAGTTGGTTCTACTTTAATTTGGAATGTAGATTTCTTAGGTTCTCAAATACCAACTTCGGGAGTTAGTGAATTAGGTATATTCCATGACGGTACAGGAAGTGGTTCTAATGCGGGCGCAATGTTAACAAGAGTAACATTCACTAGCACAGGCGTAGTCGCGGCATCTGATACGGTGTCTTTTACAATTAGAGTGGAGTTGAAATAATGGTTGACAATACAGGATTTATCAGTAGATTAGGCGCTACAACACAATTAGTAGATGGAACAGATGCAATACATACTGGTATAATTAAAACTCTTAATACTGCTATGGGTCAAAATAGATTAATCAGTACTGCTGTTCTTACTCAGGGTACTAGTAGTAGTTATACTGCTTATGAAGTTGAAAAAACAAACAATGGTAGTGATGCTTTAACAGCAATTAGAAATGGTCTTGTTGTGTCCGTACCATATAAAAATATCACAACAACAAGTACAGCAAACGCATCTAAAAATTGGTACGGTTTAATTGTAATTGCAGACGGTACAGAAAGCGGTGAAACGTTAAACAACTTGTATTTCAGGGAAGGGGCAGTAACAGGCAAGGCTAACACTACTACTGAAACAGTAGCAGAATTGAAGGATGGAGATATACCAATTGCTTTGATTAAATACACTGCGGGTTCTGCAAATAATGCTACTAATAGAGATGTACAATGGCTAACAGGAAATGTACAAACTTCTAGAGGCTTTTCTGCAATAAATGGTGGTGCTGAAACTACTAGAATTAATCCTGATGGAACATTAACAAAAGGTTCTGCTACTATTACTCTTCCATCTACGACAGGAACTTTGGCGAGAACTGCTGATGTAGCATATTCTTCTGCTATTTCCACAGGAAATAACGGTCTAGTTCCTTCGGCGGGAACGGCGGGGCATTTCTTAAAACATGACGGAACTTTCGGAATACCTGCTTATATTGCTAACACTGATACAAATACACAAAATGAATATGCTACCTCTTTTGTAGATACTTCTACACTCATAGGCCATGATTCGGGCGATATAATGTTAAGATTAACAGAAAGTGGTGCAGGTTCAGGTAATCAAGATATTAAGTTTGTATCGGGTTCTAACATTACACTTACACATACAGATGCAAATAATATTACGATTGCTTCTACTGATACAAATACCCAACTACCATTAATAGATAGTGATACAATGTCGGGTGCTTCTGCTACTAATGTTGCATCTGCGGAATCAGTTAAGGCTTATGTGGATAGTCAAGTATCGGGGCTAGTTAGTTCTGCACCTACTGCTTTAGATACATTAAATGAATTAGCCGCCGCATTAGGGGATGATGCTAACTTTGCTACAACAACTTCAACTGCTTTAGGTAACAGATTAAGAATAGATACTGCAAGTCAGAACTTAACAGCAACACAAAAATCTAACGCTATTACTAATTTAGGATTAGGTGCTGCTGCTACTTTAGGAACTGCTGCTATTGCTGATGGAGGTACGGGTTTGGCTACGGCAGACCAAATACATACTTTCGTAACAGGTCAAGGATTTACTACTGATAGTCAAATATCAACAGAAGCAGTGCAAGATATTGTAGGTGCTATGTTTGACGGTTCACATACAAGGCTAGGAACTACTTACGATGATTCGAGTGGTAAAATTACTGTTAGTGTTGATGACATGACAGCAGATACAAATAAATTTCTTTCCGGTTTATCTTTGAGTGGAGGAACAATAACTGCTACTGTATCGGGGGGAACGAATCAGACTCTAGATATTTCAGCAATAAATACAGATACAAATACTAACATTGGAACTACTGATATTATTAGTGGTTTAACTGCTTTATCTAGTATAGACATAGCAAACGATAGTTTAATTTTCCGTGATAATAGTGATTCGGGCGCAGTTAAAAAATTAAGTTTAACAGAATTAATGGCTGCTGTAACTGAATCATTAATACCTTCCCTTTCAACTGCTAAAATAACAAGTGGAACTTTTGATACTGCTAGAATACCGACTTTAGCGCAATCTAAGATTACTGATTTGGCTACTGATTTGGCAGCAAAAGTCCCTACATCTAGAACTATTGCGGGTAAAGCACTTTCTAATAACTTAACATTAGGAATAAATGCGGCAGGTAAATTAGAAATTAACGATGGTGGCACTGCGGTAATTATACAAAATGCTAGTAATGCTGATGTTATATTTGATAATTCTAAAATAACTACTGCAACTTTAAATTTAGATAATGTTGCTAATGAAAGTCCTTCTGCTTTAAAAACAACAATGCAATTAGACAATGTAGATAATAAATCTGCCTCCACTTTACAATCTGAAATATTAACTGCCGCTAGTGCTAGTGATGTAGATTTAGGAAATGTAACCAATGAAAGCAAAGCAACTATGTTTACAAGTCCTACAATGTCTTCTCCTACATTTACAGGAACGTTAGGAGGGGTGTTATCTAATGTTGATAATACTGCTGATACTGCTAAACCAGTTTCAACCGCACAACAAACTGCTTTAGATTTAAAGGCTAATCTCGCTAGTCCTACTTTTACAGGCACAGTAGGTGGCATTACTAAAGCAATGGTAGGATTAACCAATGTAACTAATGAAAGTAAAACTACTATGTTTGACGACCCCACGTTTACAGGTGATATTACTATACCTAATGGTGGTAGCACTCAAAACTTGGTTACTGCTCTAAATCTTAATACTGCTAAGAATACATATCCAACAGCAGACGCTACGAAAGTAGGACACCTTACTGTTAATTCTGCACTTAATCTAAATACAATGGCAACTAATATAGCAACTAATAATAGTAAAATAAGTTATACTGATGCTTCTGCTGTTTCTGCTAATACTGCTAAACTAACTGCTAATGCAGCAAATGTAACTGCTGCGTTAGTTGCCGCAACTAGTATTGGTAATACCGATAAAGGCACAATACTCAGTAATATCGGTGCGGGAACATCATCATTCGGTGGAGCGTTTTCTAATTTAACGGGTAAACCGACAACCCTTGCAGGTTATGGAATAACAGACGCTCTAGCAGGGACTACCGCAGTTGACAATGTATCAGTAGCGAATCTTTTAGCAAGAGCAGATGATTTAACTACTATTCAAGCAACTGCATTTAGAACCTCTATTGGTGCAGGTTCTTCTGTTGATAGTAATGATTTTATAAATGCCGCTAGTTTTGCTAGTGGAACATTGTCATTAACAAGTAACAATAATACAATATCAGATGTAACTGTTGATATTTCGGGTGTTGTACCTTCATGGATTCCTTCTTCAAACCCTAGTTATCTAACTTCTTATACGGTATCGCAATCAGATGTTACTACTCATCAAGGAGCATTAAGTATTACAGAATCACAAATAAGTGATTTGGGTACTTACAAAACTGAGGCTGAAATTACTGCTATTGCTGATGCTAGTGCGGCGGTGGTTAAACAGGGATTAGATACTAAAGATTCTGTAAGGGTTGCTACTACTACAAATATTACTTTAAGTGGAACTCAAGATATTGATAGTGTAACTGTAATTGCTGATGATAGAGTATTAGTAAAGAATCAAAGCACTGCAAGCCAAAATGGTATTTATCTTTGTAAAGCAGGTGCTTGGACTAGAACAACTGATGCTGATGCTAATGCTGATGTAACTGCC